AATTGAAAGGACACTTTGAAATGACGAACGCAATTGTGAAGGCAGAACCGATGAACCTGGACGACTTACAGCGCACAGCCAAGCTGCTGGCGATGTCTGGTTATTTCGAGGCGAAGGGCAATAGCGATACGGCGATTGCGCAGATCGCCACCAAGATTTTGGCGGGCGCCGAGTTGGGTTATGGTCCGTTTGCTGCTGTCAATGGCTTGCATATCATTCAAGGCAAGCCGACGATCAGCGCCAACCTAATGGCGGCTGCGGTGAAGGGACACCCGAACTATGATTACCGGGTGCGACAGTTAGACGATACGGGCGTATCGATTGAGTTTTTCGAGAGTGGCAAAAGCCTGGGTATTTCTACATTCACGATTGAGGATGCGCGCAAGGCGAAGACGCAGAACACCGACAAATTCCCGCGCAACATGCTTTTTGCACGCGCCATGTCCAACGGTGTGCGTTGGTTTTGCCCCGATGTGTTTTCGGGTAACAGCGTCTACACGCCTGAGGAGTTTGACGTTGACGCCAATGCGGAACCTGTGCAAACGCTGCGTGTGGTTGATCCTGCTACCGGCGAAATCACCGAGCAGCGACCGGCGACCAACGGCGACAATCAGCAAGTGGTGGCAGAGTCAGTTCCGGCTATGGTTGCTGGTTGGATGGAAACAGCGGACCCGGCAAGCGCGGCGAAGGCGTGGGCAGTCGAAAGCGGTTCGTGCAATGTGCCGACTCATGCCAAAAATGCTTTGCAAAAAATTGTCACTGAAGAGTTTGCCGGTGTCTTCAAAAAGTCAAACATGGCGCAGGTGCTGACAGCTTTCTACAACGACCGGTTGGAAAAGATACATCAGGCGGTGGAACCCGTCACCGTCGAGTCAGCCGAACCCGTCGCAGCGTAGTGAGTCTATTGGCTACTGGCGTAGCGCAGCCGGCGCGCACATGTGGTCCAGCCGGGGACATGGCAAGTTGCCATTCTCATTGTATGCAAAGTTCCGCTTGCCAGTGGCCAAGTTAATGAGGTGAGATGATGCAAATTGATTTACCGTATCCGCCTTCCTCCAATCGCTGCAATTACGGGGAATCGCCAGCCGTGATACCAGATCAGCCTGGTGTGTACATAATTCTCAATAAAGTTAATCAGCACATCTACGTTGGATCCACGGTTAAACTGCGCCGTCGATGGTATCAACATTCTTGGTCACTCGATAACAACAGCCATCATAACCCCCACTTGCAGAATGCTTGGAATAAGTATGGCAATCATAACTTTTGTTTTATCGCCCTGGAGATAGTTGCCAGCAATGACATGATTTTGCCAACCGAGCAGAGGTGGATAGACGCCATTGATGCTGCCAATCGCACCGATTGCTACAACTTTTGCGCGAAGGCTGGCAGCCACTTGGGGCGCAAGCGTAGTGAAGAGACGCGCCGCCGACTGTCCATTGCTAACATTGGAAAAAAGGCTAGTCCAGAAGCTAGACAAAAGCAGAGATTGGCCAAGCTGGGCAAAAAACAGGATCCGGAAGTTGCCAAGAGGAACGGTGACGCTCGAAGGGGGAAGCCGGTCAATAGGCCGTCAGGAATAATCAATCACAATCTGCGAAAGTTTACGCCGGAACAGGTGCGAGAGATAAGGCGCAAAAAGGCGGAAGGGGTTTCGTACTCGACCCTTTGTGCTGAGTATGGTTCTTCCGTTGGCCCTATCCAACGCATTGTTAACAGAGAGGCTTATAAGGACATCGTATGATAACTATCGAATTACCATACCCGATTTCATCAAATAGATATTGGAGGATGTATCGTGGCCGAATGGTTGTCAGTGAAGAGGCGCAATCCTACAAGAAGTCAGTCGGACTTATCGCCAACGTCGCCGGTCTACATCCGGTAGATGGTGAGCTTTGCGTAACTCTCCACATTCGCCGCCCCGCCAAGCGCCGCGACCTCGACAACCATGTAAAAGTTTTGTTTGACTCACTGCAAGGCTACGCATACAACAATGACAGCCAGATCCGTGAGCTGCATATCACGATGGCCGACGACAAGCGCAACCCCGGTGTTACCGTGAATGTTAGTCAGTTTTGTTCACCGTGAAAAGGTCACTAATCGTTACAGGCATCCCCTCGGACTCAAAGAAAGCGATGATACCAGCGAGGGTTGAATACTTGATAAAGCTTTTTTCGTTTGGCTCATTCAAAAATAGAGACTGGGCCGCCTGTCGTGACATCCCTAACGATGTACCAACATATTGCCAGGAGTAAACTTTTCTATTTTTTTCTTGCAATTTCATCAGGCATTGAAAGAATTTATGTGTAACAGTAATTGACATTGAAAATTAGCGCTTTCTTTTGCAAACCAGTGCTTGACAAACAGTGCTTTACAATGTTATACTACCATTACCGAACGCAAGCAGTCAATAGCAAGTTTTCGGTGTTAGCCGGGGAGCGGCAGTCCGGTCACTGTCGTAACAAGAGCCTGAATCATCTGTGTGGTAGCGGATGAGTTAGGTAGGGTACACAAAAAAACTGAATATCGCCCAACGTCGAACCCATTCATTATTCAAGCGGGCAGTTAACTGGCACTACCACAATGCCAACAAGCGTAACGTGTACCTTGCGCTGTTAACTGCGACCACTTGAGCAATGAATGGGTTTTTGTTTTACCAAAAAGTAAAGCCGGTTGGATGGGCTAACATCCACCGGCTTAGTAGCCACCGAAAGGGTTAAGGCACGATGGCAAGCACTATTGTACTACCGAATGTAGATGAACGCCAAGAGGTATATGAGCAGGTTAGCGAGATGATGCCTGATCATAGCGCCGACTTTATTGCACTGCTCAAGACATTGCCGCTGGATAAGGCCACGTTGCGCCGTCTTGAGAATGTTGTCTGTGATTGGGTGGCAAACCAAGACCACGCCGCTTTTAACATGGGCTACCTGATGGGTATGGCCGCCAATGCGCAGCCGGTTATGGGTCTGAACTGAGGTGCAACGATGAGTAAGTTTATTGACATAACTGGACAAAGATTTGGTCGGCTTCTGGTTCTAGCGGTTGACGGCAAGGATCGGTTTGGTACTTTCAAGTGGCGTTGCGTGTGCGATTGCGGAAAAGAAGCAACAGTTGGTGGTAGCTCTCTGAGAAAAGGCGTTACAAAAAGCTGCGGATGTTTGAACCTGGAAAAAATAAAGGAGGCAAATACCCGCACCAAAACCAAGCACGGAAAACACAATTCACCAACATATATCTCCTGGAAAGCGATGCTTTCCCGCTGCTTGTACCCAAAGAATATTGGGTGGGACGATTATGGTGGCCGCGGTATTTCGGTTTGTGATCGCTGGTTGAGTTTTGATAATTTTTACGCCGATATGGGAGACCGCCCAGCCGGTAAATCTTTAGACCGTATAGACTCTAACGGCAATTACGAGCCTAGCAACTGCCGGTGGGCAACTCGAAGTCAGCAGAACCTCAACCGCCGCACAGTATCGAAGTAAAAAGGAAGCGCCGCCCTGCTGGTACAGGAGCGGCGCAAATGAAGGGTGTAGAAGGGATACAGGGTGATTATACCATGAACATCTTAGGAACACAACTCAGTGTAGAAAACTACAAAGCGCTCAAGCTGGCAATGGCTGCACAGTTGCCAAGCTTGAACGTGCAGACGATCAACGCCGGCGGCAAGTTTGCCGTCAACGGCAACGTGACGCCGGCGGATGTGGCGGCCATTAGTGCGCTGTATGACGAGCACAGCGCCGCTGTTGATAATGGCTTCTCAATGCTGGTTCACCAGTCTGCACAACGCCGGCGCAACCAGACGCACAATGCAGCCATGAAGCGCCAGGCGAATAGCCTGCGGTTTGGACGGTGGTGATGATCGAGCGAATAAAACACAAGGTGGTATTTCAGGTGGAAGCCGACTTCCACAATGGCGAAGGCTGGAAGCGGAATTTCGTAGAGCACGAATCGCCAGAAAGCGCCGATCTTATGGCAAGAAAATTGCGCAATTTTGCCGATGTGCGAATCGTGCGGGTAGAGGTAACGGAAGTGGTGGTGGCATGATGAAACGACTAATCAAGATTATCTTCGGCCTGTTCAAGTGCCCCAAGTGCGGCGCGTACTATGACCCGACGTACAATCGTAGTTGCCCGGAGTGTGGCGCATGAACACACCAACACTCACCAAGCCACGCATCATCGCCATTGGTCGCTGTGTTGGCGGCAGCGCTTTCGAGGTGACAGCGCCGCCAGCGGACTGGCCACCCGAATCGGAGATCGCCGACATCATCCGCATTAACAACTATGCCAGCGCTATCAAATCGCTGATGGACCCGGCGGATTATCGACGGTACCGGAAAATGTGCAAGCGAAGCAACGTGTAATTCATTGGCTGGCCTGTTGCGACAGACACCGCCCGGTGTGATGGCGGCAGGCTGGCATCTCCAAAAAGGAGTAGGAAATGTGGAATGATGAAAAAATTTACAATACGGCTCGTGACGTAGCATCTAGGGAATTACGCTTCATTGCCATCAAGGAGGCACTTATCCAGATGCGCAACGAGGATGAAAGAGGATTGGAGAAAGCGCAGCGGCGCATCGTCGAGTTGGAATCCTTCGACGCTGCGTCAAAGGTGACCATCGAAAAGATGGCGCTGCACATCAATGCGCAGGGCACCCGTATCGCTGAACTGGAAGCGCAACTGGCCGCGGCGCTGGACACGATTGAGCGTGCCACCTGGTGCGAGGTGTGCGGCTTACCTGCTGCGCACTGTCGGGAGAATCACTGGTAACCTAACCCCAGGCATAAATGCCGGGGCTTTGTCCCTGGCGCTACGCTGGCAAGAGTGCCTTAAGAAGCAAGCCGTTTCTCTTGTGGTTCCATCGCATCCGGGACATTAGCCATTTTATCCAGGTTATTCGTCGATGTGCCTGGTGGCTTACTGAGCTGGGTTACATGTCGGCGTCACCGACGCAACTTACACACCCTGCGAGACGCGTAAACAGAGTGCGTTCGACGAAACTTTATAGGTGTATTATAGCATATTTTCGAGAATAGTTCAAGGGGAGAGGATCTCCAAGTTGAGTACAACTTGCCTTCTTACATCCCCATAGCTGAAGCAAGGGGTATCCCGAAGGAGTTTTGATGAAACCCGGTGACAAGGTGATTGTGGCACGTCACCAAGCGTTCACCACACAGCGTAAGCCAATGCTTGGCACGTTCGCCGGCAACCTTGGTGAAGGCCGCGTCGCCGTGTGGCTGCCTGGTGAGGACCACGCTTCACACTTCAGCCACACCGAAGTGCGGCCATACACCGAAGCGCTATGGTCAGCTTGGCAGCAGTGGCTGCGCAACGCCAAGGCATTGGAAGAGCAACAGCGGCAACTCTGCGCCGGACGAACGCCGGCGGAGTTGCTGACAGTTGGGATGTGGTGAGGGGGGCTGCTGCTGACAGCGAATCAGCAGCAGCCGACAAAAAAGGGAACGAAAGGAGCATTATTGTACCATGTATCGAAGTCGAGTAACAAAACGTGATGTTGTCTGGTTCATCGCCGCGGTGTCGCTGCTGCTGTCCATCGTGGCGTGGGCAGGCGAGGCGCACGCGCAGGCAATGCCGCCCGCGTGTCCGATAGACGCCAACGGCATTGTACTGTGCTATAGTGTGTGGTTGCCACTGGTACAGATTGGAGAACAACATGCGCAGTCGTGAGGAAATTGAAACTCGTCTCAATTGGCTAGTAGCCTTTTTGGCCTACGCAGATCCGTCCGATGAGTCAGTTATCCGAGCGCACGCGCGCGCGCTCGACATGATTTGGGTGCTGTTTCCAGCGTTGAACCTAGACGAAAGTCTTGTACTGCTAAAAACGATGGTGACAAAGAAGGAAACGCCAAGCCTTTTGGCCTAACCAAACCCACGGTCGCCGCCGCCTGCAACGCTGAGCCAACGCACACGCAGGCTTTTCGACCACAACGCCACCACCGAAGAGCGGGCAGGATGTGGCAAAAGAAAAGGTCGCGAGATGACACACGAACAGGAAGCACTCATAATTTTACGCAATTGCCTAGAAACCGCTCAGGAATGCCAATGCACCGATCCGCCGGAGACGAGGCCGGACGATGATGAGCGAGGAAACGACCCCGACGACCCCGAATGCCATCAGCAGTTTTGTCCTGTCTACCTGCTGGCAGTGGTATTGGCCGGACTGAGTGGAGAGGAATTTCCGGCGTAACCCATGGATATTTTTGTAATCGTGGAAGATGATACGGGTACAATCATGGGCTTTTATGCGCATGGGCATAAATCGCCGGAAGCATTCGTCGCTGCTGTACTCGCAGAGTATGGCGAGACGATTCAGCCGGACAAGGTGCGGCATGTCTGGCTGCGCCAAATTCCCGGCAGGAGCGGTGGTATGCGCATTCGTGAGTATGCTCAGAATGATGGGCGCGGCTCGTTTGCCGCAACGGTGGTTGATTATTGATACGTGACAGAATTAAACCCGCCGCAAGCCCCTGCGGTTTTAACCGTGCGGATAGGCGGGTTTCTCGTTTTGGCTTTAGCCGAATTGTGTTTCGAAATACATATAAGATACGGCGCAATGCAGT